AAGTCCGAGTTCGCTAGTTCCTTGTTGCCTGCGTGGATGATCGGGAGAAATCCAAAACTAAAAATTATTCAAACGACCCACACCGGAGAGCTCGCTGTAAGGTTTGGTCGTAAGGCTAAGAACCTTATCGATAGCGAAGAATATCAAAAGGTATTTAAAACAAGATTACAAGAAGATAGTAAAGCCGCTGGTCGCTGGGAAACTGCTCAAGGTGGCGAGTATTTCGCAGCAGGTGTCGGGGGTGCTATTACAGGTCGGGGTGCAGATCTATTAATTATTGATGATCCACACTCAGAGCAAGACGCTTTGAACATGCAAGCTCTTGAGCGAGCGTATGAATGGTATACATCAGGACCTAGACAACGTCTTCAACCTGGTGGTAAGATTGTTTGTGTAATGACAAGATGGAATACCAAAGATCTAACCGGTATGTTACTCAATTCACAAAAAGAAGAAAAAGCAGACAAGTGGGAGATTGTAGAGTTTCCAGCAGTTATGCCATCAGGTAAACCTGTGTGGCCAGAGTATTGGAAACTAGATGAACTCGATGCAGTTAAGGCATCACTATCCGTTGGTAAATGGAATGCACAGTGGATGCAAAATCCAACTAGTGAAGAGGGTGCTATTATTAAACGTGAATGGTGGAAGAATTGGGATAAAGATTATCTACCACCTTTAAAACACGTCATACAATCATATGACACCGCATTTATGAAAAAGCAAACAGCCGATTATTCTGCAATCACAACATGGGGTGTGTTTCAAGATGATGAAGATACACCACCTAATTTAATTTTGCTAGACGCTATGAAAGATAGATTAGAGTTTCCTGAACTAAGAAGAGTTGCCAAAGAGCAATATGATTACTGGCAACCAGAGACTGTCTTGGTTGAGGCCAAAGCATCAGGACTACCTCTGACTTATGAACTTAGAGCTATGGGTATACCTGTAGTCAACTTCACGCCATCAAAAGGAAATGATAAGCATACTAGAGTAAATTCAGTTGCACCATTATTTGAAAGTGGTATGATATGGGCTCCAACAGATAAAAAGTTTGCACAAGAAGTAATAGAAGAATGCGCTGCTTTTCCGTATGGAGAGCATGATGACTTGGTGGATTCTACCACTCAAGCTATTATGAGATTTAGACAAGGGGGTTTGGTTACTCATCCTGAAGATTATAAAGATGAAAAATCTCCTCCAAGAAAATATAGTTACTACTGGTAATATGGGAAAAAAATTAACAAGAACCACACCACCTAAAAGAGGACCTAACCCACAAGGGTTGAATATTAAAAATAAAAAGGTTAAAGTGGTTCGATTGGAGAAAAATAATGGCAGACGTAGATAAGGCTCTTCCAAATGTTGAGCAAACTATTAATATACCTAGTCCAGAAGAACTACAGGTAGAAATAGAACAGACACAAAAAGATCCACAAGAACCCGTTGACGTTCAACAGAATGAAGATGGTAGTGTTGATATTAATTTTGATCCATCAAAGGTTAATTTAGAACAAGGTCAAAATCACTTTTCAAATTTAGCAGAATTATTACCTGATAATATTCTTTCACCTATTGGTCAAGAGTTGTCTGCAAACTATCAAGATTATAAATCATCAAGATCAGATTGGGAAAGAGCTTATGTATCAGGATTAGATTTACTTGGTTTTAAATACGAAAATAAATCAGAACCTTTCAAAGGTGCATCAGGTGCAACACACCCTGTACTAGCAGAAGCTGTTACACAATTTCAATCATTAGCTTACAAAGAACTATTACCTGCAGGTGGACCTGTACGAACTCAAATTATTGGATTACCAACACCAGATAGAGAACAACAATCTCAACGTGTAAAAGATTTTATGAACTACACTATTATGTCTGAGATGAAAGAGTATGAAGCTGAGTTTGATCAAATGTTATTTTATTTACCCCTATCAGGATCTGCATTTAAAAAAGTTTATTATGATGAAGTTATGGGTAGAGCTGTTTCTAAATTTGTACCGGCAGATGATTTGGTTGTGCCTTATACAGCAACATCGTTAGATGATGCTGAAGCAATTATTCATATGGTTAAAATGTCAGAGAATGAATTACGTAAACAACAAGTGGGTGGTTTTTATAGAGACATAGAATTAAACCCATCTTACGTAAATGAATCAGAGTCAGAAAAAAAAGAGAGAGAACTAGACGGTACAAAAAAAGGAAGAGACGAAAAAGTATTTACCTTGCTTGAGTGTCACGTGAATTTAGATATTGATGGTTTTAATGACGTCAATGCTGAAGGTGAGCCAACAGGAATAAAACTACCTTACATTGTAACAATAGAAGAAGGATCAAAAGAAATTTTATCTATTAGAAGAAACTATGAGATAGGTGATCCAACTAAAAGCAAAATTAACTACTTCGTACATTTTAAATTTTTACCTGGACTTGGTTTTTATGGTTTTGGATTAATTCACATGATTGGTGGATTATCTAGAACTGCAACATCAGCCCTAAGATCTTTACTTGACGCAGGAACCTTGTCGAACTTACCTGCTGGATTTAAAATGCGTGGTATAAAAATGAGAGATGAAGCACAAGCCATTCAACCTGGAGAGTTTAGAGATGTAGATGCTCCTGGTGGAAACTTACGAGATGCTTTCATGACTCTTCCTTTCAAAGAACCATCGCAAACATTATTATCACTTATGGGTGTCGTGGTACAAGCAGGTCAGAGATTTGCTTCAATAGCAGATCTGCAAGTAGGGGATGGGAATCAGCAAGCAGCAGTGGGCACGACAGTTGCTATGCTTGAACGAGGCAGCAGAACAATGTCTGCTATTCATAAAAGATTATATGCCTCGATGAAAAAAGAATTTAGTTTATTAGGAAGAGTTTTCAAATTATATCTACCTCCAATCTACCCCTACGATGTCATCGGAGGACAGAGGCAAATAAAACAATTAGACTTTGATGACCGAGTAGATATATTGCCAGTTGCAGATCCAAACATTTTTTCCCAAACACAGCGAATTTCCCTCGCTCAAACGGAAATGCAATTGGCTGCCTCTAATCCGGCTATTCATAATCAGTATGAAGTATACAGAAACATGTATGAAGCGTTGGGTGTAAAAGATATTGATTTAATTTTAATAAAACCACAACCACCAACACCAAAAGATCCAGCGTTAGAACACATTGATGCTTTAGGAGGCAAACCTTTCCAAGCTTTTCCTGGTCAAGATCATCAATCTCATATTACAGCTCACTTATCTTTTATGCAAACTAACATGGTTAAGAATGCACCTGTTGTTGGAGCTGCAATACAGAAAAATATTTTAGAACACATCAGTTTAATGTCACAAGAACAGATAGAATTAGAATTTAAAAACGAGTTACCACAATTAGCACAGATGATGCAGATGTCTCAACAAAATCCACAGATGCAACAACAAGCTATGGCTATGCAACAACGTATAGAGGCAAGAAAAGCAGAGCTAGTTGCTGAAATGATGGAAGAATACATGAAGGAAGAAACAAAAATTACTTCTAAATTTGGAAATGACCCTATTGCAATGTTAAGAGCAAGAGAACTAGACCTACAAGCACAAGAAAACTCTAGAAAACAACAAGAAGGTGAAGAGAGAATTAACCTTGATCGTATGAAAGCAATGATGAACAAGGATACTCAAGAAGAAAAACTAGAACAGAACGAAAAATTAGCAAATTTACGTTCTGACACCTCTATTGAAAAAACAATTCTATCTAATGAACTAAAAAAGGACAATTAATGATTGATAAAAAAGAAAAAAACACTTTAAAGAAGCATAAAAAACATCATACGGCAAAACACATGGCATCAATGAAAAAAAATATGAAAAAAAACATGAGTTTTAGTAAATCACATAAAAAAGCGATGCAAAAGGTAGGTAGATAATGGCTTGGTTTAGTTTAGCAAAGATTGCATTACAAGCTGGCGGAAAAATTTACGCTAATAAACAAAGAACTAAGATGGCTATGTCTGATGCACAATTAATGCACGCAGAAAAGATGGCTAGAGGGGAAGAAGCTTACCAAGGTAAATTATTAGAGGCAAGACAGAACGATTACAAAGATGAATTTGTCCTTGTAATAATTTCAGCACCGATTATAGTGCTTATGTGGGCTGTAATGTCGGATGATCCGGCAGCAATGGATAAAGTAAAATTATTCTTCGAATATTTTCAAACTTTGCCTAAATGGTTTACAAATTTATGGATACTTGTAGTTGCAAGTATTTTTGGGATAAAAGGAACACAAATATTTAAAGGAGGCAAAAAATAATGGATAAAAAAATACCAAAAGACGAAAAAGGTTTTAATAAACTACCTGAAAAGATTCAAGAACAAATCAGTCCTAAACTTGCGAGAAAGTTTAAAATGGACGGAGGAATGATTGATAAAAGATCACCTTTTATGGGTGGTGGTATAGCTTATGCTGGTGGTGGAAGAGCTATGAAGAAAAAAAATAAAAAAATTTAATGGCTAAACTTTGTCCAAAAGGAAAAGCAGCAGCTAAAAGAAAATTTAAAGTATATCCTAGTGCTTATGCAAACATGTATGCATCAGGTGTATGCTCTGGTAAAATTACACCAGGTGGAAAAAAAGGTAGTCGTAAGAAAGCTGCTAGTGGTGGCTTCATGGCTAAAAGAATGAACCGTTATGGCTGAAAAAGGACTTCGATCCTGGGTTAAAGAAAACTGGGTTGACATTGCAAATAAAAAATCAGATGGCTCTTATCCTAAGTGCGGTAGAAGCGGCGGAGAGAAAAGAAAAAATTATCCAAAATGTGTACCTATAGCAAAAGCTAGAGGAATGAGTAAAGGTCAGCGTGCTGGTGCCGTAGCAAGAAAACAAGCTGTAGGCAATACAGGACCTAAACCATCAAGAGCTGCAACATTTGCTAAGAAAAGAAAAAGCATGTTACTGGGAGGCTTAGTATAATGCCTGACGCAACTATATCTAGAAATAAAAAAAATTACAGACCTACAAAGTCTGGAGCAGGCATGACAAGAGCAGGTGTCGCTGCCTATAGAAAAGCAAATCCTGGTTCAAAATTAAAAACAGCTGTGACTGGAAAAGTGAAGAAAGGTTCAAAAGCTGCTAACAGAAGAAAGTCCTATTGCGCTAGAAGTGCAGGACAATTAAGAAACTCTTCTGCTAAAACAAAAAATGATCCTAATTCAAGAATCCGTCAGGCTAGAAGGAGATGGAAATGTTAAATGGTAAAAAGAAAAAGATTAAAAAAGTAATTAAAGGTTTAAAAAAAGCTTCTAAGTTACATGCAGGTCAAGCTAAGACATTAAAAGGACTTGTGGGTATATCAAAAAAAACAAAATAAATTAGGAAAGGAAAGAATATGAGAAAAGGAATACTACAAGCGTTAGAAGATAAGTACGAAGCAGAAATATCTGCAGCACATGCTATAATAAACATATACCTTACTAATTCAGTAGGGATTGGTGAGCATCCACAACACTTAGAAGAAGTAGATAAACAATTAGAAAAGATTGCACAAGCAGAGGAAAAGCTAGATGCTTTAGATTCTTTTAGAGAAGAAGGAGAAGAA